CGTGGGAACCTCGTGCGCTTCGAGCAGCGCCCGGTCGCGGGGCCAATCGAAGACGGGCAAGCCCAACTCATCGGCCAGTGCTTTTTCGCCAATGCTGCCATGTGAGGTTCCCCACCCAGGCAACAGAACCATCAGGTCTGAGCGCCGGATGAACTCCAGGTCACCGTCCAAGAAAACCCGCGCCGTGTCGCCGCCGGTCGCGGCGTCGCCGCTATCCATGAAGGCCGTATTAGCATGGGGACAGATGACCGCGTAACCCATCAGCCACAGTTCCCGTGCAACGTTCGTGGCAAAGGCGATGTTCTGCCGCACGCCCCACAGCCCATACCGCGAGCGGTACGGGCCGGCCAGGTACACCACAAGCGGGCGCGTCATGACCCCGCCCTCGTTGGGATGTCCACCAACTCGGGCCGGACTTCCTCGAAGTGCATCGCGGCAAACAGGTTCCACGCTGCTTGCGCGAGGTGGTCTTCCGTGTTCTCGCCCGCGAGGTACTGAACGACGTGCCGCAACGCCGAATCCAAACACCGCGACACCGGGATGCCCGCTTCCCAGTTTCGGGGCGCGTACTTGCCCGCTCCCCTCTCGTAGACGGCGGCCAGCCGCCGCAAGCCGATGGGCGTGATGAGGTCGAATCGACCCTTCCCGGTTCGCACGTCGCGGACGGCGCCCGACTCGAACACCTCGCGCTGCCCGCTGTCGGCAAGCGTGTAGACCACTCCCACGTTCGCGTTGACCTTGACCTCTTCCGCTTGCTTGAACTCCGGCGTTTCTGTTTCCCCGTTCATAGCTTCACCGGCTTGAGTGGCGGAAGCGGATACAAGAGCTTCTGCACCACCACCGGGTCCTCTCCTTTCTTTTTGGCCGCGCCGTCGATCCACAGCAAAACCACCCCGATGTCCGGCACCATGCGGTAGTACGACTTGCGGCGCATGAACCGCGTCTGCAACTGCCAGCACGGGGTTACGACCACGTGCTTGCTCGGGTGCTCGACGTGGGTGAAGCAGTGAACGTGGCTTCGCACCACCACATCCGCACGGGGCACCTTGCCCTCTTTCCCGCCCAGCGCCGACCAAACGCCCTCCCGATCAGGCGCGGTCGCGCGGTAGAGGCCGCCGCTGGCCGAGATGTGGTGCGCGAAGTTCAGCACCACGCCGTCAACATCCAGGTCTAGCGCCTCGCGCGAGTACCGCCCCGTCCCTGGGCCGACATAGGGAGTGGCCCCGATGCCACGCGCCACCGATTCGACCTCGCGCCCGGCGGCGCTGTCGTGGTACTCGGTCCCCTGCACGAAATACCACTTTGCCCGCTCCTTGAGCCTCCCCCTCAAGTCCCGCAAGCACATCTCTGCCGCGAGCGCCTGATCCGCCAGCATCGGCAGAGCGAGTTCCGTTCCCCGTTGCGCGCCCTGTGCGCCGTCTATCACGTCCCCGTTAACTACCACGGCCACGATAGGGTGGGCGGCCACCGCTTGGCCCATGTCCACCCAGCACTGCCAGAGGTGCTTCTGGCCGACGTTCTGCCCAACGGTCTTGTCGTCCGAGGTGGTGAAATCCGGGGGCAGCATTCCGAAGATGCTGCCGCAGTGCGGGTCGCTCACCACCAGAACCGCTTTCGAGTATCCGTTCATGCCAGCCTCACCAGCACCGTCAAGTCTGCTCCGGGAAACGTCAGCCCCACCTCCGTGATATGAACCTGCACCAGCGCCTCCGCGGCGATGCTGTCTTCCACCGGGACGGTGACAGAATCCTCGCCATCCGGGATCGTCGCCTCCGCCCACTGGTCGCCGCCCACGTCGATGACCACGGTGAGGTCTCCGCCGAGCGGCGGTTCTTTCACCAGCAACACCACCTCGGTAGCCGTGCGCTCCTCGCCCAGTGTCACCAGAGGGGTCGCGTCGGAGCGAATCGACACCACGCCCGGCACGCTGAGGATGAGTGTGTCGGCCCCGCCCCCGCCAGCCGCCGCCTGTGTGACACGCTGAACTGTGGTGCTGACCGCCCCAGGAACGCGTGTCTCGACCTTAGACACCGCCGCCACCCTCCGCTCGACAGCGAATACCGTGGCTGCGTCTGAACCCGCTCGTGGCTCACCCAGGTTGGTGATACGGTGCCCCTGCGCATCCAAGTCCGCCGTCAGCGCCGCAGGCCGCCGCAGGTTCTCCTCGATGACCCGCAGACGCTCGTTCAGGAGCGTGACAAGCGACTGCACATCCCGCACGTCCGGCAGGTCAACGATGCGCCCGACGTTCATTCGATGGTATCCAGCGGCAGGTCAACCCAGCCCGGCTCCAGCGGAGTCTCGCGCAGGGGAAGCGCCATACGCTCCCACCCCTCCGGCGTCGGCACGATGGGGAGTGCCGCGTCTGAGAACCCCTCGGGTGTGGGTACAATGGGCAGGGGCGCGTCCGAGAAACCCTCCGGCGTCGGCACGATGGGCAGGGGCGCCGAAGCGTACCCCTCGGGCGTCTCCACCACCGGCAGGGCGTACCACCGCCACGTGGACTCGACGCCCAGCGCCTTCGCCCAAACTCGCGCGCCGTAGAGTATACACACCCCGGTCGGAGCCAGCTTGAACTTGGGGAGCTTCCCGCGCACGTCCCCGGTTAGACGCACGTTTACCGGAACCCGGCCACTCGTGACCGCCAGCACCTTCTGGAACCGGGGGAGAATCTGTGAGCCGGGCACCTCGGTGGAGAGGGTCAGTGTCGCCGCCGCTTCCAGCGAAACATCCAGTTCGACTTCCCGGTACAGGTACAGCGTCTCAAAGCCCATGATTCAGTCCTTGGTAGCGGGGGCCGGAATTGGACCGGCGACCTCTGGCGTATGAAACCAGCGCTCTACGACTGAGCTACCCCGCATCCGTATCCCGTCGCAGGTCGTTGGGGCCCAGGAACGGCACCGCACTGCCCTCTGGAATCGGCGGGACACCCGGCCCCTCAACGAGCACAGTGAAAGTCTGGGTCATCACGCGGTCCTGTGGCGTCTGGTAGACCTCCACCACGCGGACCCCCGCGCACAATCCAAGCGCCTGCGTCATGAACTCATGCGTAACCCGCACCTGCGCGAGATTCCGCATGTCACCCTCCAAGGCTCATCGGCTGGGTCTCCCACACATCCCCGGAGGCCCCGTCGATGTACGTCCCCACCACCCGGAACCGCACGAAGCCCGAGTAGGGAATCACCGTCCCGTTGGACGTCATCTTGTACTGGATGAGCTTGCCTTCCAGAAGCGCGGGGCTGTCCAGCGGGAACGTCAACGTCTGGCGGAGGCCGCTGGTCGCGGGCAGGTTGATCGTGCGCCGCACCGCGAGCGTCGCCCCAGGCATGTCGGTCTGGATGAAGAACGTGCCCCCGCTCGGCGCGTAGTAGGTCAGCGTCAGATCCTTGAACTGCTTGACGTTCTCGGCCATAGTGGTCTCACTTATCGCTTCACGCCCAGCTTCTCGGCAATGGCTTCCAGTAGGCTACGGTCAGCCGGCAGAAAGGCCCCCTCGGTCTTCACCCGCTCGGCGCGCTTCTCCAGGTTGACGACCTGGATGCCGAACGGCGTGTTGACCAATGCCTCATTGTGGAGGAGCGCCCTGATGGGTACTTCCCGCTCAGGTCGCACCCGCGGCTTCTCGGCCGCCTCCGCCGCCCCGCTTGGGATGTTGACCCGCGCCGCCTCGAATGCTGGCATACACACCTGAACGACCATCGGGGAGGTGTTGACGATCTTGGCGATGCGGTAACAGACATCCGCCTCGGGGTCGCCCACGTCCGCCTTCGGGTCGAACCAGTATTTCGGGCGGAAACTCGGCTCGAACGCCGAACCCTTCTGCCCGGTGGCCTTCTCGAAGTCGGCCACCGACTGGCAGATGGGGTACAGGTAGAGCGCGGAGATGCCGTAGACTTCGCTGGTGGGTTGCGCTGGTGCCGTCTGCGCCCAGCACGCGGACAGGAAAAGCAGCAGCAGTGCAAAAACCGTGAATGCTCTCATGCCTTGGTAATTGCCGCTAGACGGGCTGGCTTTCCCAGGTGTCGCCTTGGGCGCCGTCGATGTACTCGCCCACAGGCAGCACGCGCAAGCGGATACCATGCAGAGCGAAGGTCTGATCCGACCACACCAGTAAGCGCCGGTGGCATCCGAAGACGTTGGCCGCGAACACCACCGGCACGGTCTTCCGGCCCGCCGTCGCCGCGAAGTTCCCGCTGTCCCGCTGCGCCATCACGCCCCCGGGCACATCGGTGTGCAACGCCCAGCAGACTTGCCCATCGGCCTCGACATGAAACTCCATCTCGGTGTAGAGCTTGGCCTGCGCGGTCCCGTCATCGCTCACCCCAGAGTCGTAGGTCTTCCCGATGCGCGCTTCGGCGTACCAGTGCAGGTACACCCCGTAGATCACGGTCTCGGATGTGACATCGCCGCTGATCCGCACCGCGGCGTTCAGGGCGCGCCGCCCGAGGCCGCCCGTACCCAGCCGGAACGTGGCCGTCGTGCGGTCTGTGCTCTGCGCGGTTCCCGCGGCCTCGACCGCGAAGTTGTCGTAGACCATCGCCACCGTGAGCACCTGCGCACTCTTGAAGTCCACCACCAGGTCGGCGTAGACCTTCCGGTTGTTCGGCAGCCCTTGGTCCGAGAAGGCGGACTGCCACAACACCGGGATGGCAACCCCGGCGTCTGCTGTGCCTTGCTCGATCTCGTACAAGTTCGCGCCGTAAGGCGCCCCGCCGACGGTGCCCACCGCCGCCACGAAACTCTGGCCCTGCCCCTCGTAGTTGATGGCGCTGAACCCGCGCGAGTCCCGATACCAGCGTCGGCTGTCGGTCTCGTACACCAGCGTCGTGTTGGGCAGCCATAAACCCTCTTCGACATAGCTGAAGTAGAGCCGTCCGTTTATGAAGCCCATCACCGCCTGCGAAGCGCGCTGCACGCTGATGGGTTTCACCACTCCCAAGGCATCTCCCGCGATGGTCACCCAGTCGCCCTTGAAGATTGGGTCCACCGGGGTGCTGATCTTCTCCTCGAAGTCGCCGTTGAAGCGATAGATCCCCTCTGCCGCCGCGAAGTAGTCCACCGCGCCGGCGTTGACGATGGCGCGTTCTCCCAGCAAACCCACGTTCGCGCTGGTCTGTTCGGGGTCCGCCTCCGCCGGGTCGCCAGTCAGTCGCCAGATGGAGCGCTGTTTGTAGATCACCGCCATGCGCTTGTGGCAGGTCACCGCCAGGATGTCATCCCCTGACTGGCCCACATCCACCCAGTTCCCCTCCCCGTCATCATCGGCGCCGGGCCAATAGGCGGGTTGCGCCACCTTGCTCCAGTAGAGCCGATTCCCCGCCCACGCCAAGATGCGACCGAAGTACGGCCCCGCGATTCCGCGTCCCGCCGGCGGCGGGTCGTGGTCATCGGGCACCTCGATGTTGTCGGTCTGCGCCTCTTCCACTGTCTTGCAGTTGTGGATTTTGTCGATGGTGAGGTCACCGCCGTTCGAGTTCTTGGTCCCGAATCGAAGCGGTTGGGTCACCACCCCCCCGATGCCGTAGACGTGACATCGCACCACCTGGGAATCCGTGGATGCGGCCATGACAACCGTGGGCGCTTGTTTCCGCAACTGGACGGGCGTTGAAAACCCGCTCGGGTTGCTCTCGTGCCCAAACTCGTTCTCGTAGGTATAGCAGAACCACCACTCGCCCTCGAAGGTGTTGTCCGCCCCGCCCACCATCTCGGCTTTGTCGAAGTGGATCACGGTGGGGTTGTTCACCTCAACCTCAAACCACAACTCCGTCACCGCGCCCCAGTTAAAGGCCACCCCGTCAGGCGCTATTAGTTCGACGAAGTGCAACGTCCTCGCCAGGATCTCGTTGTAAAGGGTCGCCAGTTGTTGGTTCAGCGCGTTCCACGTCACATCGTCCCCGGCGGCCTCAGCCGCGGCCATCTGCTGGAGCAACGCCTGATACTCCGGGTTCTCCTCCGCCGTCGCGTGTGGATCAAATCGCCGGCTGATGCTCAACTGGTTCCAGGCGTATTTGGCTGGGCTGAGAATCGAGACCGGCACCGAACACGTCACCGAGCAGTCTCCGGACCGAAGCGTGACCTTCAACGAGTCGATGGCTCCGGCGTCCTCGCACCAGATCCAGAATCGAAACCGATCATCGTCCAAGTCGCCGCCCGGAACTGCGCTGATGCGGCAGTCAATCGGGGAGGGAAATCTCCGGGTGGCGACCCATCTCCCAATGGGGGTGCAAACGATCCGCAGCGATTCGCCGCTCACCGCGTTCGCCGCGTCGAAACTGCCGGGACGAAAACGGTGATAGATGCGGTAGGCCAGCCCGCTCGCCGTCTCGTCGTCATAGGGTGTGGACAGCATCAGCATGTCCGTGCCCTCGAATCCGGCGATCTTCGTCTTGACGGCGTGATTGGTCCCGTAAATGTCGATCAACCCGGCGTCCGGGGAGGGGTCGTAAAGCGTCGGTTCCCAGTAGACCCCGGTTCCGTAGACGTTGATGTTCCCCTCTGTGGCCTCGACCGTGCCCTGATCGTAGTCCACCACTTCGGTATAAGTGGAACACGGTTCCCCGGCGCTCCACCTCACGACCTGCCACTCGGTTGTCGTGTAACTGAACTGGTCCCCGCCCGGCGGGGGCAGGTACAGGCCCTCGCTTGCGTTGCAGGTCGCTACCGGAATGGTCTTGGGGCTTCCCGCCGTTACCGTAGGCGCGGTGGTCGGCGCCGCGATGCCCCAGTTCCGCACCTCTGAACCGAACAACTTCACCTGCCGACCGGGATTCATGAGCCACACGAAATCCTGGTAGGCCACCATGCTCAAGGGGCCTCCGTCCAGGCCCCTCGTCGGCCAAGACGGAAGCGTCATTGTGGTGCCCAGATTGGTTCCATACAGCAATGCGGTTCCCGCGCCCCCATAGCGGTCATCGCCGGTGGCAGTCTTCAACCGGAAGAGCGAATGAACCGTATCCACCAGCCCGGTGGCAAGCTGGCCCATCCCTTTGCGCGAGTGCAGCGCCCCGGCTTGATCCACACGCCAGTTAGTCAGCGCCAGCGAGTCAGGCGGCGGTACGATGTCGCCCGGCGGCAGCAGGTTCAGGCTGCCGGCCAGGACGCGAGACTTTTGCTTGCGGTAGGGCATGTTCGTGCATCAATCGCCACAAATCGGGGTCAAACTCTAGTCTTTCGACCACCTCATCAAAGGCATCGTCCGCACCCTCTCCAAACATGCTTGTCCCCGGTCACTGCGCTTCCCCCCAGTGCTGTCGAATCAACTCTTCAAACTGCGCTTGCCGCTCTGCGGCGTGCTTCGCCTCCTCGGGCATGGCCGCGTCGCTTTCTTTCCCGCGCGCTTGCGCCAGAATTGCCCAGGTCAAGTAGTCCTCGAAGACGCTGGGCGCCGCCAGCATCGGACTCGCCTGACTCACATCCGCCGGGTACTGGCGGAAGACGAGCGCCAGCGTGCCGCCCGCAGAGGGCGTCCGGTACAGGCGAATGTGTTCCGTGCCCTGGAAGTCGTGGGTGTACTTCTCAACCGCACCCGCCGTGCCTTGCCAGGTTGCATCCAGGGCTTCGAGTTCGCGCACCTTGGCGGGCCGGAGATTCGCTCCCCCGAGCGAGGCGTGGATGGTGTCCAGGTGTCGAGTCGGGGTGGCGTAGAGCCCCGTACCCCCGGCGACCGGGACAGTATCCCGTTCCGCGAACAGGCCCAGCGTGCGCGCCAGGCGCTTCACCGCCTCGTCCGCGTATCTGTACAACTCCGCTTCGGTCCAGTGGGTCAGGTCTGCCACGCGGTACACCCCGAGGGCCGGGAGAAGTCGCTGGATCACCTCGCCCACGTTGATCCCCACCGGGGGCGCGACACCTTGCGGGTTGAAGAAGAGGAGCAGCATCAGCACTCCTCCGGCTTCGGCCACTCCCCGCAGCTTTCGACCTCGCGCCACAACCGGGAGAGCGCCTTCGCGTCGCGCAGGTCAAACACGCCCCCCCGCAACTTCTCGATGAAGGTGTTGTACCGATTGGCGAACTTGTTTAGGGTGATCGCCAGCCAGTCAAACCTGGAACCAGAGATGCCCGTGGCGAGCAGGTTGGGGAGCAGAATCAGTCGCCGCCGGGCCATCACGGTCAGACCTCAAAGCCAAACACCGTGATGTAGACAGCCGTGGTCCCGGCCCCCGTCGTGTACCGCAGGATGTCGTTCGCCGCGTCGCAGGGGTGCCCGTTGGGGAAGTTGATTTGAACGGGGTTGCCGCCGCTTACAACGCCAGCCACCAGAACGTAGTTGGCGGCAGCCGCGGTGTTGTTGAAGATGAACAGGTCGCCACTCCCAGTCACCGACAGAATGATCGACTGGATGACGTATTTCTTGCCCGCCGCCGGAGTCCACAGGGCGATGTTTGACTGGCCCGCTGTGGCACTGGCGTAGTTGCGTTTCGGCGTTCGGGCGTTCGCCACCTGCACGGGCGCGGGGTTCGCATCGCTGAAGGCCACGCCGGTCGCATCCGAAATCCCGACTTTCTGGACGCCAGCCGCTGCTTCCACCACTGCGTTGCCGCCGATCTGCTTCAGGTTCTCGTTCCAAGGCGTTGCGTTCGCCGTGCCCTGGTTGGAGGTAACGGTTCCGCTCACCGGCTGCGTCGTGGCCCCCGTGGGGTCGGTTCGCAGCGGGTCCGTAGACGTGCCGCCTGGCACCGCCCCGCCGCTCTTGGGCAGGGCCAACCCCATCATCTGTACGGTGTCGGTCCCGGCCCCGGTGTCGTAGTCCGCTGTCTTGGCGGTGGCTCCCGCGCAGGTGGTCGCCGACATATCCACCGTGAGGCTGCCGCCGGCGTCACTCACCGGCTGAGTGGTCGTACCAACAGGGTCCACCCGGACAGCCGAACCTGCCGTGCCGATCTCCACGCCCGCCGCCGTCCGCAGGTTTACGTGCAGGCCGCGCTTCGCCGTGATGCGGCACGCCGCCGCCTGGTCCTCTGTGGGGTCGCTGGCGATGGTGTCATTGAAGACCCCGCCGGCCACGTCGAGTAGGCCACTGCCTTCCGTGAAGGCGGTCTTGTCCACCTGGGCGCCGGCCCCCACCGACTGCACCACGTCTACCTTCAGCGCCTTCACCGCGCCCACGGTCGAGATACCCACCGTGTCCGCGCCATCGCTGATCTTCGCGGGCCAAGCGTTCGCCGCCGCCGCCGGCGTCCCCTGGTTTGCGGTCACTGTGCCGTCCACCGTCAGAGCGCCCCCGCCATCGTCCACGCTCAGCGTGGTTGCGCCGTCATCCACGGTCAGGCTCCCGGCGTTGTCCGTCACCGGGACGGCCGTCGCCGTCTCCGCGATGTGAACCTTGAGACTCCCCGCGCCCGTCAGCGCCGCTGGAAGCTGCCCCGAGTCCACGGTCAGGCTCCCGGCGTTGTCCGTCACCGGCGTAGCTGTTGGAGTTTCCGCGATGTGGACCTTCAGGTTTCCCGAACCCGTCAGGGCCGCTGGCAACTGTGCCGAGTCCACGGTGAGCGCCCCGCCCCCGTCGTCCACACTCAGGGTCGTTGCGCCGTCGTCCACCGTGACGCTTCCTCCGCCGTCTACCACGGTGACGCTGCCCTGAACACGGGTCACGTCCACATCCATGCCGTTCGCGGCGTCTCCCGTGGCCGGAACGCTCACCCCGTCCCCGCCGAGGTCGAGCTTGATCTTCTGAAAATGCACGCCCGCCACGTCGTCCGTGCCGACGGTCGCCCCGACTCCGGGTGTGTAGGCCAAGTTGTCCGCCATGTTACTTCCCCCCCCTCAATTCCGGTGGCACCCGGTCGTACCCTGCCGCCGCCATCCGCGTCCGCACGTAGCCCGCAAACTTCCGCGCCACATCCAGGAAATTGACAAAGAGCGGCAGCACCTTGGCGAACTCCTGGCCGCCCTCTTTGGCACGCAGCCTGTAAACCGCGTAATCCACAAGGGCAGGGTGAAACTCGACCGGGATTTCCGGGGTCGCGGAAGTCCCTGTCATCCGTGTTGGTGTCCGGGCATAGGTGACCTCCAAACTGCGCCCACCCTCCGCCGGCCTGGGCGTCACCGCCAGAAGGTCCAGCCCGAGCACTTGGTAGTCCGTCGGGTCACCCGCCGCGCTCTGCCAGGCCGAGTTGCGCGCGTCGAAGTCCTCCAGCCGCCCCGGACCCACCCGCGCCCCGGTGTTGTTCACCCGCACACGCAACACCGCCAGCAGGTCACTGAACGTGCTGAGCAGGTGGTAGAAGCTGGTCGCCGCGTCCAGGTTCAGCGTCCCGGTGGTCTCCAGGCACCAGGTCAACAGGCAGAACAGGCGTTGCCCCTCATTGACCGCATCCAGAGCTTCGCTGGACTTGTAGTACACCGGGGCCGCCGGGTCTTCCCCGACGCGCCGCAGCGCCCGCTCCATGATTTCGCCCGAGGTCATCTGTTCCACCGCCTAGTCTGATGCCGCGTCATCCAGTCCGCCACCCGTAGCGGGGTGGCGCCGCGCCGGCGCGTCTCGACGCCCATCATCTCCGCCAGGGCTTCCTTGAACCTGTTCTCATACCATTGCGCCCCGTCGAAGTCCCCCGCCAGCGCCCGCTCATCGGCCTTCGCCCCGTACTTCAAGGCGGCTGGTCGCATCCAGGGCAGGATGGACGCCGACGTTGTTGACGGCGGCGTAACATCCGCCACATACACCAGCGGGTATCCCCGGCTGTACTCCGGGATGGGGTAGAGCTCGATCTGCGCTCGCGGCGGGTCAGAGGCGTCATCCATGAACAGCGCCCAGTACACCGGGTCGCCGAAGGTTTCCCGGCTCGGGCTGATCTCGTTCAGGTGCGCGAGTGAAACGCGCGTCAGTAGGCCCGGCGTGGCGATGGCCCGCAGATCCTTCACCGTGACCACATCAGAAGGCAGCAGGTAGACGTTCTGGAAGATGGTGTAGCCCGCTGCCGCGTTTGTCCCCCCCTCATAGGCCCGGTCGAGCGTGCCAGTGGTGTTCCCTGTGCGCGTGAACTCGTAGTATTCGTACCGCCCCGCCACCCGGAACCGCCGCCCAGTCATGCCCGTCGTCCAGGTGGTGCCCGTCCCGGTGACCCCCGTGCTTCCGTTGGTGACCGCCACCGTTCCCGCGTTGTACTTCGCCGTACTCTGGAGGATGGATTCCACCTCCCGACGCTGCCAAGACAACGCATCGAGGATGGCCTGATAGCGGTCGTAGAGCCAGCCATCCAGCAGGGCGAGGTCCACCCCCGGCATGGCCTTGGTCAACTCGTAGCGAATCTGTCCGTAGGTCATGGACTAGTCTTCCTTGGGGGTCCCCTTCGGCAGCGTTGAGGTGTCCACCACGACACGCTCCCGCCACCGCACCTCGCACCTCCGCCAGTTGATACCAGCGTCAGAACAGACGCGCAGCCGCAGGTTCTCGGCCTGTTGTTCGAGGAGCGCCTGCTCCAGCAGGAACTCAGCGGCCACGGGCAGGGCTTTCACCTTCGGCCCTTCGGACGGCTTCTCCTGTCCCCATGCTGATGCCACACTGAACGTCAGGGCGAGCGCCAGCAGGAAGGCGACGGGCCAGCGAAGGGCGCGCGCGAGTCGCCTCATTGTATGGCCGCCTCCCGCAACTTGGCCGCCTTCACCGTCGCGGTGTTGGCGATGGCCTCTTGCGCCACCACGCTATCGGGCGGGTGGGAGCGTAGGATATTCATGAACGCCTCACGCACGATCCAGCGCAGGAAGTCGCCCACGGTGGGAAACTTCAGGACCGGCGTACAGGGGTCGCCCGGCTTCACCGCAGGAGTGCAGGACACGATTTGCGCCAGTCGCCACTGGTTGAGCTTCACAAACACCTCGTCGGTGGTCTTGAGTGTGACACTGGTGACGGTGGCACCGGCGTCATTGCGGACAATCACTTGGATCTCGGCGGCGCTCAACGCGAGGGCCGCGCACAGCAAAAGGATGATGGTTTTCATAGCTTACCTCTCTACCAAGCTGCGATGGCGGCACGTTTCCACGCGCCTGACGCTGTGCAGACGTAGACGTAAGAGGCATCCCACGTCATCCGCCCGGCATCGCATGGATCACTGGCCGCCGCAGGTGTCAGAGTAGGAACGATCACCGCCCCCGTGTAATTGAGAATCGGCGGCGTGCTTCCGTCCCCCACCAGCCCGTTATCCACCAAACTGCACGTCGCCGCCGTGCCGATCAGCCCCAGCGTCGCAGGGGTGCCGCCAGAAGTCGTGCGGTAGAAGGCGTAAGTGGTCGCGCCGGGTACCGCAGTGCAGGTGAGGGTGTTGTAGTTCGTGGCATCCAGTGTTGCGTTTTGAAGGACGGTCGTGAACTCCCCCGTGACCGCCGTAGTTTTGCCGCTCCCATCTCTGGCAGCAACCTTGTAGCCCCAGGTCTGCGTACAACCTGACCCGCAAGTTGGAGTCACGGTTTGGCCGACAGGCGTGGTGAGGGATTGCAGGGTGACGGACCCAGCTTGAAACCCGGCCCACTTGCCTGTTGTACCTGAGTTGACCTCGATGAGGCCAATGGACGTGCGGGAAAGCGCGGCATCCTGCGCTGTCTCGCTCCCCACGAAGACTCTACCGCGCAGTTTCGTCTGACTAATGCTCGTGTTCCCGAGCGTGGCGGTGTTTGTCCCTGCGCCTGTCGCGTTGTAACCGATCACGATTTCATTGCTGTCGCCGCTGGCGAAGGCCTTGGTTTGCGCCCCTAGGTAGATGCTGGTATTGCTGGTCTGGTTGGGCGAAGCGCCGTCGGCAATGTAAACACCAGCGTCTACACCTAGCGCACTCAGGTAGTAGCCGGTGGTGTTGTAGTAGAGGGCACTAACCCCCTGGGCTGAGTTGTTGGAGCCGGTGGTGTTGTAGTAGAGGGTCTGAACCCCCTGGGCTGAGTTGTAGTAGCCGGTGGTGTTGCTGAAAAGGGCACTAACCCCCTGGGCTGAGTTGTAGGAGCCGGTGGTGTTGCTGAAAAGGGCACTAACCCCCTGGGCTGAGTTGGTGGAGCCGGTGGTGTTGTAGTAGAGGGCACTAACCCCCTGGGCTGAGTTGTAGTAGCCGGTGGTGTTGCTGAAAAGGGCACTAACCCCCTGGGCTGAGTTGTAGTAGCCGGTGGTGTTGCTGAAAAGGGCACTAACCCCCTGGGCTGAGTTGTAGGAGCCGGTGGTGTTGCGCCCGAGAGCGTTCAGGCCCATACTCGTGTTTCGCAACGCCTGATTGCCGCGCGCTTCCAGTATCACCGTTCCGGCATTATCAACCCATTGAACAAGACTCGGGATGCTTCCCGTAATGGCCTTCACGGTCACGTTGTCCAATGCGCCGTCAAAAGCGTTGGTAGGCGTGAACGTAAGCGCCTGCGCCCCACTGCCACTGGCAACCAGAGTGCGCTGCCAGGTTCCATTGTTGCTGAAACTTATATCCCACGGGTAACAAACCAGTGTCACCGCGCCAATGCTGACTGTGACGCCGCCCGCCGTTATTCCGCTGAGGGTAAACTCCACTTGATACGTCGTTCCGTTTGCCACCGTGATGTTCTGCGACAGCGTTTCAGTGTTGCCTGCGGCGTGCAATGCGGTCCCAGCGTTCCAGGTCCAGCCGGTGCCTGTACCGCTGATAGTCCAGCCAGAGAGATCAGTGATGAAGCCGCCATTGGCGACCAACTCCGAACCGAGCGGAGCGGTCATGGACTGGGCCGCTCCCGCCCGCACCACCAGCGTGCTCGCCCCCGTAACCGCCGTATCGTCGTAGAGCAGGCACGTGACCGGCGACCCGGTGCAAGAGAGCTTCGATGGCCCCAGCGTGCCCGCCGCCGACACGCTGGGGATGACGGAGGCCGCGGTCAACGTGGAGGCTCCCCCCACGGCGTCGGCCCCGCCCCCGCTCGTCCCGGGTTGCCAGCAGGTGTTCGCGGTACTCCAAGCCAGGGCGTTCCCGTCACTGGGCGCCGTGCTACAAATCGGTCGGCCCTGAAGCCGCCGCGCGTTCGTGGATGGCGGCTGGGCCCAACCGAGGCCAGCCACCAAGAGAAACAAGATGAGGCGTTTCATCGCGCTGCGTACCTCCGGGTGTAGAGGGTCAGGGTCCGCGCCGCCAGTTGATTCACCGGCGTTCCACTGGTCCCGCTCTGGAGCTTCAGGTAGATGGCGCTCATGAATTCGGTCGGGTCCAGGTATCGGAACTGCCCCGCCGTGACGCCCTTGGTGATTTCCGTGCCCGCGTCATCGCGGAGTACGTGGTAGGTGACGCCATCGAAGCTGACCTGGAAGGACAGCCCGGCGGCTGTCCAGGCGGCGGGGTAGAGAATACCCACCAGACTGAACTCGCCCCCGATGAAGACCGCCGCACTCAGGCTGGTGTTGATGGCGATGGTCGCAGTGATCGCGCGTGTGTAGGCGCTCATCGTCTTCTCCTTTGAACCTCAGGGGCGGCCCCGAGAGACCGCCCCCGGTGGATACTCAGGCCGCCGCCTCAACCTGCGCCAAGGTCCCGGAAGCGCCCATCTGAAGGCCCTTCCAGGAAGTTGCCGAAGCGCAGATCATCAGCACGGTGGTGTTGGCTCCGATGGCAGACTCCGCCCCAGCCCCGGTCCCACCGTTGATGGCGATGGTTGCCGGGTCACTGGAACGAAGCTCGTAGCCGGTCGCTCCCACGTGGAGCATGACGACGCTGCCCGGCGTTGGCGCCGGCAGCACGATGATGCAGTTCGCGTCCGCCCCGGCCGTCACCGCGATGAACTGGAGCGTGGGTCCGCTGGCGATGGTTCCGGTTCCGCTTCCGTCCGCCGTCGCGGTCCTGGCGATGGCAGACATGGTGAACCCGGCAGCCGCCAGCGCCACCGTGCCCGCGATGGTCACGTTGTCGAATTTGGTTGGTCGCTTTGCCATGTTGGTCTCCCTTGGGCGTCAGGGGCGGAGCACCCGCCCCGCCCCTATCCGTTGCCCATCCGGGCGGAAGTCACGCCCCCGGCGACCCGAACACCCCAACCCAGTCGTAGTAGCCGACCGTCGCCACGTAGCGCCGGTACAGATACGCCGTCTCGGTCTTGGCGTCGTAGTCCTTCTCGCTGTACGGCTTCAGCCGCCACAGCCACAGCAGCCCCGTCTGGTCGGGCGGAGCCACCAGGAACCAAGCGTCCGTGTCGGTCAACTTCGGCCAGATGATGACCTGATCGACCGCCCCGTGCTCGCCGTACTGGAAGGCGTTGATGGTGCGGTTCGCCGTGTCGCTGCGCCACTGACCCTTCAGGATCTCGTGGGCGTTCCAGCGGTTCGCCGGAGCAGCCAGAACCGAAGGCGTCGGCAGGGACATCTGGATGCCATTCGCCTTCACCATGGTCTCCCATTGCGTGAGGCCCAACTCCAGCGAGGTCACATCCAGGTCCGCCGCGACGGTCAGCAGGTTAGCCTGCGTTCCGCCCGACTTCGGCAGCGGGTGACTGGCCGAGAGCAGGGAAACCCCGTCCGGGCCGGTGTCAGCGAAACCCCCGTTGAAGATGGCCGCCCCTTGGATCTCGCGGGTCTCGATCTCCGATTCCGCGAGGCACTGGTGCAGCCGACGGACCAGGCCGAACTTGTCGTTCAGCACCATCATGTGACTGGTGCCGACGCCCAGCCCGTACTTCACCGGGATGAAGGTCTTGTCGAACAGTTGCACGGCTTGGTCAATGTTGATGGCTCCGCTCTCGTTGATGCTGCTGAAGAGGCCCAGGCCGCTCATGCCGCTGTACTGCTCGATGCTCTTGGTGGTGGTGTCCACCTGGAAGAGCTTCGGAACCAGTTGCGGCTTCTTCTTTTGCGTCTGGAACATGACCTCTTTCAAGGCCGGGAGCATCGTGGTGCCGTAGAAGTCTGGAAAAGTGGTTGTGAGCTGCATGGTGGTTCCTCCTCAGACCCCCGCGACGCCCGTGGTGCGCCGATGCTTGTTGAAGGTGACGATCATCCGGCAGAAAGAGCCGTATGCGTTGTCCGGCACGTCCAACTTCTTGTGCAGGTGAACGTCCAGAGTGGCGGTGACAGCGACTGTCCC